CGCATGATTCAGCCGGGCGGCCTGCGTGAGTCGGTCCAGTCGGGCAAGGGGCGCAAGCATAAGAATTTCCTTCAGGCGTACACCTTCACGCTGAAGGGCAAAGCGCCGCACGCCTTTATGGTTGAGTTCGGCACCAAGGCGCACACGATCAAAGGCAAGAAAATGCGGATCCGCGGCGCGGCGTTTAGCTGGCTGGCGCGGCTTGGCGACCAAGTGCGCACGAAGATTCAGCACCCCGGCGCACGGCCGAGCAGGTTTTTCCGCGACTCCATCAAGGCCAAGCGACTGCAGATTAAGCGACTCATAGAGGTCCGCGCCAAGGCCGCCTTTGAGGCGATCACGAGGGCCGCGTGAGACTTTACCAAGCGCTGTACAAGTACCTGCAGACGCAAGCGCCAGTAACGGCGCTGGTGGGCACGCGGGTATACGACGCGCACGCCGACCAGGGCCGGGCAACGAAGTACCCGTGCATCGTAGTCGAAATGATCGACGACCAGCAGTTTCATTCCATCGGGGCCGTGCCAACCGCAACGCGCCGGCCAGTCAACTTGTATTGCATGGCGCAGGGCAACGGCAAAGCGAGTGACGACCTCGCCGACATCGTCTACACCGCCATCATGGGCCAAGAAGCGGCCATTACCACGGCCAGCGGCCTTACGGTTCGCAGCACGCATCTAAACGGGCGCAGAAACGAGTACGAGGACGCGCTCGAAACCGACAAAAAACTTTACGCAACGGTTGTGGAATTTGACATCATCCACGACGTTTAAGGAGCACATATGGCAATTCTCGCTGGCAACGCAGGCAGTTTTCGACTCACCACCAACATCGTGCTTGAAATCGACACTTGGACTCTGGACGTGTCTACCGGCCTTGAAGAGACGCAGTCATTTGGCGACACGTGGAAAGAGCGGACGGCTACGATTCGCGAGTTTAGCGGCACGGCAAGCGGCCGATTCGACAACACCGATACCAACGGCCATTCGGCGTTAAACACGGCGTTTCTGGGCGGTACGTCTGTGAGTGCGCGGTTTTACGTTAGCGCGACTAACTATTACTCTGGCACGGCGTTTGTGCAGGCATCGCTCAACGCCTCCGAGAACGGACTGGTGACCGTGAGCTATACGTTTACCGGCAGCGGCGCACTGACGTACAGCTAAACTTAGGAGGCCACAATGGCAGTTCTCGCAGGCCGCAACGCAGACATCTACCTCGCTACCGGATCGGGCACCAGCATGACCGGGCAGGCGACGACCGCATTGGGCGGCGGCGTCTACCAGATTACGCTGGCCGCTCGGCGGGCCATCAATCCAAACGCATCGCTGACCGTCCTTGACGGCGTGACGACTGTTTCGCCATCGCTCTACCAAGTTGCCTGGGGTAACGGAAAGATTGTTTTCCCGAGCTACACGACCGCTGGCGCTATTACGATTACTGGCTCGTTCCTGACGCTGTCGAAGGTTGCGCAGGGCACGGACTGGACGCTGGACATCACGCCGACGCTGGAAGAGGTCCAGGTGTTTGGCGACGCGTGGAAAACGCGGGCCGTCGTGCAGCGCGACGGTACGTGTTCGTTTGGCCGGTTTTATGACGACGCGTACTTTGTGACCAACGCCAACAGCTACTACGTCATCGACCTTTACGCCGACTTCTCGAACACTGTCCGCTGGCGGTTTGGTGCGTCGCAATCGTCGGTCGGTATTAGCGTCGGCGAAAACGAGATCATCCGTGAAAACGTATCGTTCAGCACTATTGGAATCGTAGACTACTAGTATGAAGACCCTTGCTGACCGCATTTTGGCGGTGCAACTTAAAACGGAAGTGATCGACGTGCCCGAGTGGGACACGAAGATTGGAATCACCGAGATGGACGCCGGCCAACGCATCCGTTTTGGTGAAGACGCCAAGAAGACCCCGGCTTTGGCCATGGTGCGGTTGCTTATCGCATCGGCGTTTGACCCGGAGACTGCTAAGCCGGTGTTTGAGCAGGCGCACCAAGACGCGCTGCTCAAAATGTCCGGCAGCGTGATCGACCGCGTGGTTACGGAAATCTGCCGCATCTCCGGCCTGACCGAGAACGCGGCGGCTGAAGCGACAAAAAACTAACCGGCGAGCGTAAGTTTGCATTTGCGCTCGCCGAGCATTTACACATGACAGTTGGGCAGTTGCTGGCGACGATGTCATCAAGCGAGTTTTCCGAATGGGGAGCGTATCTGGAGATGAAGCACCAGGAGCAGGAAAAGGCATCGAAAGAAGCGGCGGCTAAGGCGCGAGGTCGCCGCTAATGCCTGTTCTGAGCAATCTGATCGTTCGCATCGGGGCATCGACGGACGACTTCGATAGGAAGGTCAACGCCAGCCTGAATAAAATCAAGCGCTTCGGTGCGGACGTGGCGCAGGCCGGGCAGGCGTTGTCGATTGGAATCTCGGCACCGCTGGCGCTGGCTGGTGCCGCGGCACTCAAGGCCGCGTCGGACATGGAGACGTTGTCGAAAGGCCTGTCGGCTACCATGAAGTCAACCAGCGCGGCGGCCGACGAGCTGCAGCGGTTGAAGGAAGTTGCGAAGCTGCCGGGTCTAGGGCTCGAAGAAGCCGTAAAGGGCTCAATCCGATTGCAAACGCTGGGCAATAGCGCCGCGGATTCGCGCCGCATTATGAGCGAATTGGGCAACGCTTTGGCCGTCGTCGGCGGCGGGCGCGAAGACTTTTCTGAAGTCATCCGGCAGCTGTCGCAGTTAGGCGCGGTCGGCAAGGTCACGAAGGAGAACCTTGATCCGATCATTGAACGCATCCCACAAATAGCCGCCATCATTAAGGAAAAGTTTGGCCCAGCGGCGCTTGGCAATCCGGCAGAGACCTTCGAGAAGCTGGGCATCTCTTCGCAGCAATTCATTCGCATCATCGTTGACGAACTGGCCAAAGGCGACCGGGCGGGCGGCACGTTTAAGAACAGTCTGGAGAATCTTCGCGATGCAGCCACGCAGACGGCGGCAGAGTTTGGAACGGCACTACTGCCAATCGGTCAAAAAATAATCGACGAGTTTTTGAACCCTGGCGTCGAGCGCGCCAAGGCGCTAGCCGATTCGTTCAACGCTTTGTCTGATAGCAGCAAAACCGCCGTGATTGAGATCGCCGCGTTTGCCGCCGCGCTGCCGGTGGCTATCTTAGTGCTTGGCACAATGGCTGAAAAGATCGCCGCGATTATTCAGGGCATTTTCAAGCTGCGCGTTGCCATCGCCGCCATTATCGGCGCGGTGGGCGCGTTTGGCGCGGCGCTGAACGCTCAGGTGCTGGCCATGGCGGGAGTGGCGGCGGGGACGCAAGCGGCGGCGATAGCCATCGGCGTGTTTTCTGCGGCTGCAACCGTAGCCGTCGCAAGTTTAGGCGCGTTGGCGTACGCCGGTTATCAGTGGTACGACGCGCAAGAGTCGCTGAATCGCTCTGGTTTGAATCTGTCGAATACAACGGAAATGCTGCTCAAGAAGCTGCGCGGCAAGACTCCGGCGGTGGCCGAACTTGAGAAGCAGTACCGGTCAGGAGCTATCGGCCTTGACGAGTTCAACGCTAAGCTACTGGAAATCGCGAAGAGCCTGAGCGCCAAGGGGCAAGTGACCGGCGCGGCAACGGCTGCCACGCAATCGTTGACGCAAGCGTCTGCGGCGGCTACGGGTGCTATAGAGCAATATCGGCAGGTAGTCGTATCTAGCTACGAGGAAGACTTTAAGACGGCTGTCCTGAAAGAGCGTCTGTCGATTCTGCAATCCGACTACACGCAGCGATTGAACGACGGCGTGGTTGCGCTGGTGAAATACGGCAGTGCCGCCGGGGCCGCCGCCGCCGCATTGCGCGAGATGCGGATTGCGGAAATGCCGCCGGACATCAGCAGCGCCATCGACATCCGCAAGCTGCCGAACCCCATGGGTATGCCGGGCCTGCCGGGCGAGTCGGTGCTGACAGGCGCAGAACAGGCCCGTGCGGCCAAGCGCAACGCCGACATGATAAAGATTCTGTCGGGCAACGCAGCGGGCGACTGGAAGAAGACGCAACAGGCCATTTCCCGGCAAGTTTCGACTATTGTTACGGACCTGTCGCGCGGCCTTGCCGACATCATCGTAAGCGGCGGCAAGGTCGGGCAGAAATTTGAGGAGTTGGGCAAGCAGATTGCCAAGTCGCTTATTCGCACGGTCATCGAGAACGGCATCAACAA